AACCACTGCTACAGAATAAGCAAATCCACCACCCATCCGTTTTATAAAATTGGTGACACCATGCTGTACGATGTGGCAGTGGCGTGGCTAGAAGAACCTTGTGGGGTTCAACCCCTTCGGGTTGTGGCAGCACCTCATTATTTCACTCGTACCGAACCGCTCACCGTTATAGGATACGGTGGTGGGATCAAGCGTAAGAGCAATCCCGGCACATTCCACTACTTTGGAACGGTGGTGGAAGACCCCACCTACTTTAAGTTTATTCCCTTTGACGGCACCGTTTGGTTTGGTGACTCAGGTGGTGCTGTACTAGACTCCACAGGAGTACTTGTAGGGATTGTGTCGTCATTTACTGTATTCGACGGTCACCTGTACGAAAACTCTGCAACTCGTTTGGATCTCGTAAGCGATTGGATCGCAGAACAGAAGGGCAAATGAAACTCACCCAAATTCAGCGTGTGCTTCTTGGTGCTTGCAGTTTTTTAGTTGGTGTTTTACTGTCTCGCGCAGTAGGTTTCTAGTATTACACCATAAATACTTGCATGATAGTAGCGGGAATAGATTACTCATTGTGTGGACCAGCCGTGTGCCTGTTCAAGTCGAACGCCACGGGGAAATTTTCATACAGTGGATGCTCATTTTTTTTCCTTACTGAGAACAAGCGGCAATCCGAAATTCGTTGCATGAATGTGTTTGGTGAGCGGCTGAGTGATTGGAACTCAGACGAACACCGCTACGAAAGCATTGCAGATTGGGCTGTGGACATTGTGATGGGCTGCTCCCATGTGGCTCTTGAAGGCTACGCGTACTCCGCTAGTGGCAAAGTGTTTCAGATTGCCGAGAACACAGGCATCTTAAAATATAAACTGTACCTGTTAAGCATTCCTGTCACGATCATCCCGCCCACCGAAGTCAAGAAGTTCGCCACAGGCAAGGGTAATGCAGACAAGAACGCCATGTACTACGCGTTCTCCCATGAAACAGGTGTTGATCTAAAGAAGATGCTGACACCAAAACGAGCAGACTCAGTGAGTCCTGTTTCGGATATTGTTGACTCGTACTACATCTGCAAGCGGCTGTACGAATCGCTGCCTGAAGACCTGCGATGCGCTAACGATTAAGGCACCGTAGTGGTGCTGTCCTGTGGAGCAGGCTGTGTGCCGTGTTCGGGTTCTGCTTTGTCGTCAAGGCGCAGAGGCTTGTTTACGAATTCCTTCCAAGCCCACGCAAGAATCAGTAGCAGAATAGGCACATACCACAGTATCCATCCCCAATTGCTTGTGATCTTGTCGCCGTTCAGAATGTCGTGCTTGAGTTTCAGCATGACAGGGCTGTCCGATGTGGTGTCAGGAACAATAGCAGGTGTGGTGTTGCACGCTGCGAGGCAGAGAAGAGAAAAGATGTACGCTAGTTTACGCATGGCTTCTCCTTTAAGACTTGTTGGAAGCAGCGGCTGAACCAAAGTAGAATCCTACGATGCTCACCAAGATTTGACGAGTTTCAGACGCAAACAGGAAGCCGTTGATCTCTACGAAATACTTGCGGGTGGACTGCGGAATAAGCCCGAACAGCCCCTCGGGAGTGGTTGCTTCCACTTCCACGAATGTGGGTAGACCAAAGAACGGCAGGATAAAGGGAGCCATCAGGGTGGCAAACAGCACAGACAGCACGATGAGTTGCCGAATGCCTTTGCCTGTGTCGAGGGGAACTCGCAGGGCGGCTTTATCTTGGTTCTCTGTGGTCTGCTTGTTTGCCGTTATGAGGCGTTCAAAGATTTCCTTTTGATCCTGGCTCTTCTGAGCCATGTATCGAAACAGGAATCCTGTAGCCGCGCCAGCAACAAGAGAAATGAGTTCAGGACTAATCATGTGGTCACTTCCTTTCTATAAAGCCAACCCACAAAGTATTTAGGCTATGGGAGGTTTACGGCGAGCAATATTTGATTTTCTTTTGCGCTGTGCAGGAGTCTTCAGCGGCGGAATATCGGGTGGAAGCCCTGCAATATTGCCCGTTCCCGCGTTGTTGGTGGGCATAGCGATGGGTGGCGGAAAATCTTCGCTGACAAAAGAAGAAAATCGTTTAATTTTATTGTGTGCCATTGGTGGTTCTTCCTCCAAACACCATGAAGTTTATGCGATGTGTTCTTCCGCGTTGATAGTGTATGGATGATGGGGTCCATGCACCAGCAAAAGTACTAGCAACAGTAGTTTGTCTGCGAGAAGTAATTGTGAATAGACCAACCTGTCGTTGGATGTCTGTTGTATTGGACATGGAATTTTGTATGGTGTCTAGGGTGAATTCATTGGTGGGAGGGATGCTGCCAGCAAGCCCAATAGAGGATTCAGGCAAATGCACCGTTTCTTGTTCTGTTCCAAGAATCACACAGTAAGTCTCAACATCCATTTTGTCTGTGAAATATACATCAAAATGCGCGTTGTCTCGCGCAACCACTTTTTTTACCCCGTATGCGCCTTCCAAGTACGCACTGACTGTAGCACTAGTGCCTGCATTCGGAGGAATAACAATTGTTCCCCATGCAGTGGCTTCTCGTCTGCTCCGTGATTGCGATGGAGTGGATTGATAGGTTAGCCCTGCAACACGAGTGAATTGGGTTCCAACAGTGGTCGAAGTAGTTCTGATGTACGGACCTAAAACCGTGCCCCGTTCTAGTTGCGCTCCCCATATCAAAATTCCACTGCCGCTTACTCCTGCGTATGATGGACCGTATATTCCATTAACTTCCCCCAACATACCCACTGTGGCTCCGTTGTTTGGAGCAAAGCCTGGAGTGCTTGCGTTGTTTGATGGAGCAATATTTTTGAAACTCACAGCAACTCTCCACCATCCATTGCCAGCATTCTGAATGATTGGAGTTCCTACGGATCTGCCAGTGATTGTGGTTGGCGTGGTTTCTGTTACAGTCCCGTTTTCTAAATCCACAACCACACGACCTATCGTACCGTAACTAAGGTCTGAAAACGCCAAGTGCTTTCGTTCTGCTGCTTTTGCGTAAACTGAAAGCGTCCAAGAGGTCAACTGTGCAGTTGAACCAGCAATCGTTTGATGGATTGATTTATAGTATGCACCGCCTTGAGGAGCAGCATCAGCAGGATCTAATTCCACTAGTTTCATTGCGGTTGTGGTTCCGTCAGGAGCAACATACCCTCCCGCAGATATTCCTACTCTTGTTTTAGCCCAAGCCGCATTGGTAAAGGTTTCGCTATGTGTAAACAGATTTTGAAAACTGCGCTGCCCTAGTCCTGATGCACCAGGAGAAAAACTAATCAGGGCATCCTGATTTCCGTAAACAGGAACAGTGCCCTCTGTTTTAATGTACGGAGTGAGAACAGAGCCTTCCTCCTGTTGCGCTCCAAACACCAAGAAATTATTGTTGTCGAAAGCGTTCTTGAATAGGGGAGCGGGATCGGCTAATGTGCTGTTGGAGTTGAATGTCATGGACAAGCGATTCCATCCATTTGCAAGACGGGTTATCTTGCCGTTTGAAGCCACTTGTCCTCCACTACCAGGAACAGAAACAATCGCTCCAGTCGATACATTGTAATTGTATCCAAAATTGTTTCCGCCGCCACCGCAAAGCAATTGCAGTGTTGCACCGCCTATTGATTTTGCGTGCAGCGAAAAGGTGTATGTTATTCCCGATGAACCATATGTCTTGGAAACAAAGTTGGAAGTGCTGCTGCTGCCAGCAAAAGAAAAAACTCCGCTAGTGCCACCGTATGGATTCACAGCATTGACACCAGTAGACACTCTTTGCAGTGATCCTGATAACGCTGGTGGAGTCCATCCAGTGAAGTCTTCGCTGAACGACTGAAAGTTTGCCACAGCAGGTTTACGAGTATCGGAATCACTTCTAAGGCAGAAAAATGCTGCATTGGTTCTTACCTTGAGTGTATTTGAAGTGTCCGTATATGACTGCGCCTGTGTGGCTAGGGTGCTAACATTGATTCCCATGTGGTGTATATCACACGATCCACTCACACCAATTGCCAATGGAGAACCGTCTGATGCATTTCCGTGAACTCGGTGAGTTCCGTATCCGCTTTGCTGACCACCAACTTCTGCCTGCACCAATCCCACATACGCTCCGCTTGCAAACCGTTCGGGATTTGTAAAGTTTACTCGGTAAATTCCTGGTGAAATATAGGTGACACTACTCACTCCCACCGAATCCAAAATAATGGGATTTCTGCCGCTGTCGTGTTCGTAAACACACCAAGCATCCGCTGTTGGACGAGGCGTGGTAGAGTTTCCAAAAGAACGAATAGTACTACTCATATGACCACCACCTGTAATTGGAAAGTTCCACTCGCTGCGGATCTATTGAGGATTTCTCCGTAGGCAGGACGGTTTGTTATGTTAGTAGCAAACCCATCTGAAAAAGAGTTAATAAGATACCCAAAACGAACCCAAAATCCGTTTACTGTTTTTGGATACTGTGTGGTGTCTAATGCGTGGGTAAACATATGAAGTGGTGTTGGAGATCCGCACGATCTAGGCTGACAAAATATTTTATACTGTGTGTTGGGCATGGGAGTAATGAATTGAAAAGGAATTGCTCCTGTAGACAACCCTTGTTGAGTTGTACCACTGGTTATGGCAGGACTTGCTGTAAATTTTGCATTATCCAACACAAGGTTATAACCGTTTATGTGATTGTTTCTTAGATATGGTGCTAGAGGATATCCGGTGGCGGCATTAGGATTGAAGCCAGTTAAACACCATCCGCGCACGGTTTGCCCTTTGCCTGCCCATCCTAGCATAGAACTGTTAGCCACTATAACCTCCTAAGTATCTCTGCTAGTTTGCCGTCCATAGGAATGTCTGATACCACGATGCCATCAAAAATCATCCCGTCATCTATGTATTCCAAATACAGCAAAACGGTTTTGAGTGTGGGGTATATATCAGGTTCCAATTTATGAAACAACATACGCGCCGCAGGAGTCTGCCCAAACACATTTCCTAGTATCACCAAATGATTAAGCAGCAGGATGGGGCGTATCCTGCTGCTTCGGTTGTACTTCTTGAGCAACCGCTTTACATACTTGATTTTTGAAAGATCTTCGTTGAATTCAGTCATGCCCAAGCAATCAGGATTCCTGTAGTTTCCCATTGCATAAAGCATAAAGTTTTCTCGGTTCAATAGTTTAAAATCCATGATAAATGAGCGTTGGGATTACCAACGCATCCCGTGCTGATCCAGTGTCTTCTTGATGGACTTTTGTCTGTCGATCACGCTTCTGGCTCCTGCGTTGGGATCCTGCTTTTTCACGGGCTTCTTGGCGGCTTCTTCCATTGAAGACTTGAGAGCCTTCTTGTGGAACCGCTTGCCCTTGCCGGTTTGATCGGCTTGCGACATTGTTGGATCAGGCTGCATGAGAGGAATGCCAGGCATCATTTCGGTGTACTCTTTGACCGACTTCTTCTTGTTGCGGAGCAAAGCAAAGTCGTGTGCGTCAAGTCGCTTGTTCTTGTTGACATCAAGTTTCTTCTGACCACCAACAAGTTCTTCCTTTACAGACTTCTTGGAACGAAGCATCTGAAAGTCTTGTGAGTCAAGTCGCTTGTTCTTGTTGACATCAAGTTTCTTCTGACCACCAACAAGTTCTTCCTTCACGGGCTTGCGCTTGCCCTTCACAATCTTGCCGCCGCGACCGTACAGTTTTTCAGACTCGTATTCCTTTGTGTCCTGCTTGATTAGACGGCGCACAGCAGTATCGTGCTTGTCTTCAAGTTTGCGTCCACGCTCCGCAGCCTTGCCGGTTTTGTTCATCTTGGCTTCGTAGCCGCGTTGAGCCTTGACATCGTGCCGCTGAATCTTGTGTTCCATGTCTCGCTGACGAGCAGGAGTCTGTGCCATCTCGTCAATGCTGTCGCCGTCAGTCTCCACGCCTTCTTCTGCAACAACAGGCTCGGTCTTGGGACCGAGTCTAGCCGTGACGCGATACAGACCGTCTTCAGCAATTTCAATGCCAACTGTGAGGGCGAATTCTTTTAGCCCTGCGGTGGGGTTTGCCTTGCCGTTCATCACGACATTGCCGGTCACACTGTCAACACCGTCTACGCGACCAAACAAGGTCACAGTCAACGAAACAGTACCAGTGCCGCCGTCCTGCCACATATATGGAGTCCACGGAAAGTCCAGCATGAGCAGGTTCAGGCGTGTCTTGATGCGGATGAACGCTTCATTGGGCGACTGAAAGGTGCTGCGGCTGATGGCGTTCAGCATGGCGTTGATTTGTGCCATGCGCTCGGGACCAAAGTTCACTGGTCCGTCTTCGGTGTTGATGCCACGGTTGGGATAGCCCGTGAGGGTTTCCTTGTACTCGCTCTCAGTGAGAGTGTTACGAAAGTCTTTGAAACGCTTGTTCTCGTGTTGCATATGCTTTGCCTTTGAAATTTCAATGGCAGCAAGTTGCTTCGCTGCCTTCTTCTTGGATGGATGTGTTCCCAATACCTTTGTGCCACTTTTGTTTGTGACTACGAATTTGCTGCCGTGCTTTTTAATCATGGTTCAGTAAGATGTGGTGTCGGAACGATAGTCTGCATCGGATGCTCTCTTGCTGCCGCTGCCAGACTTCTTGCGGCGATCCGCTGCCCACGACATCTTGCCGCTCTTCTTATCTTGACGAGCCAGTGGATTGGTGGAGCCACGCGCAGGAGGAACAGGCTTCTTGATTTCCGCAGCGTGTGCTGCGTAATCGCTCTTGGCTTTCTTGAGTTTGGCTTGAGCAGGTGAGCCTTCCCATGCTTCATCCAACTCTTCCGCAAACTTGAAGAATGACTTGCCTTCACTCACGCTCTTCCAACTGCCGCCCTGTTCGTTGTACCACTTCACAGCCCAACCGTTGGCGTAGGCAGAAGGGTACACATCAAACTTGGAACGCGCCTTGGACTTGGCTTGCGACCACAGTTGCGGATTTGTTGGCTTGTTCTTTTCAAGCAGGGTCTGTGCGTCTTCAACAAGAAAGAATTCCTGAAGTGTTTCCGCATTCGGAACTTCAAACGATTCCTCAATGTCTTCCAATGGATTGCCCATTGTTTTCTTGAAAGCGTTGAACAGCACGGGTGAGCCAGTGATCTTCTTGACCATTGTGTCCATCATGTCAATCATCATGTCGCGGTACACTTTGGACGCACCCATAGTCTTTGCGGTAGCCGTGGTAGGAGCCTCCAAGGCTCGGCGTGCAGCAACCACATCCTTCTTCTTGACAAGCCCAGTGCGGAGCAGCGTCTTGGTGCGCTCCTTCTCCACATCCTCAATCACAGTGGCAGGCTCTTTTGCAAGGGTGGCACGCATGGTGGTGTACAGGCTTTTGTTGTTCACAACCCGATCCACAACATCCACCATGATTTCCTGCATGAGAGTGCGGTACGCGGGATTCTTGAGTGCCTTGTCGGGATCAGCAAACAGAGTCATGGCACGGCGTACATTGTTCTTGGACACCAAGCCCATCCGTAGAAGGGTGTTTAGTTTAGACGAGATAGCGGAATTTTTGCCCATTGGGTCCATGTGTGTCTCCTGTTGTCTCTTTATTTAGATTTTTTAAGGTGGCTCGTCATGCGGGGAGGGTTACCTTTTCCGCTTCTTTGTGTATCAGGCTCCACCCGTCTTTTTTGAATTACTGCGCGTTTCCGCTCCTTTGGGGTCATTTCACCCACCGTTTCAGGAGTCTTGCTGCTTACTTTACGAGCAGGACGGCACTTGGGGTACTTGCCGCTAGATGTGTCTGCGCGACCACAGGGCGGGTACTGCCCTGTCTTGGGGTCTTTCTTGCCGCCAATGTTTACCCACTTCTCTTTGAACCACCGCGCCAAGTCTTCATCAATCTTGCACGGGGGAGTGGGGAATATTTTATTGTGTTTGGAGAAGCCGCCAGTCTGCCCCGGCGTGTCGGATCGCCGCTTGTACTTGTCGCTCTCCATGAGGCGTTGAGCAGCGGTGGCGTATATTTCTTTGTAGTCCACGCTTTCTTTGCGAAGTGTACGCATACCCTTCTTGAGATCGGAGAACAAAGACTTTACATCTGATGCGTTTGCACGGCGAGGCATTCCACTCTTAAAGGTAGCAAAATCATCTGCTGCCACAGAAGCACGAAGTTTGGACGCGCTCATGCCTTGCAGTCCACCTGCATCGGGATCGCGTTGCCCTGCGCTCACCACATTCAATGATTTAAGTTTGAGTGGTTCTTTTGTGGTGGGACTCATAAACTTTTTGAAAGTATCGTATTCGCCTGCGCGATCTTGCCCGCCCACCATGATGACATGATCGTACCCTTTTTTAGCCAACCAATACAGCATATCCACAGGAGTCTTGATGGTGGCGTTGTCGATAAAGTTGGCTTCAGGAAAAAACTTCTTCAGGTAGTGAAACTTCTGTTTAGGAGTTAATGGATTTCTTTTAGGATCGTTGGTGCGACTGCTGAACATGGCGTGTTCTGCGCCGTGCGTCTTGGCAGTCTCCACCACTTTGTCAACGAGCAGTTGATGTCCGCTAGTAGGTGGCTGAAAGCGTCCGAATGCAACCACGATGGTTTTGCCGGGACGCGAAGTCTTAGATTTCTCTCCAACTTGTTTTGCCACTTAGATCACCTCCCGATATGCACTAGAAACACCAACTGCTCGTTATTTTTTGCCCCAATTTTTCGGCACTGTGAAATTGCTGTGCGAAAAATCTAGGCGGTCTACTAGTTTCACTGCCGCATTGCTCATGCGATCAATGGCTACGAATCCTTCAGGTGCCGTGACGCGGTAGCCTTTACCGTCACGGATGAATGTTCCAATCTTGCCCGACAAGGACGCAAGTTTCTTTACCACAACCAGTTTGAGTTGTGCCAACTGATTATGTAGGGCAAACACCCGAGCAATCTGATTGCGATTACGCTTGATCCAATCCATTGATGGAGTGGGCTTGGTCATCTTGGTTTTGCGTTTGGCTTGGGCTTTGGCTCCAAGGAAAGCAAGCATATCGTTTACATCTGCGTGTGAAGTCATCGTGCCTTGCGCCACAAGAGAATTCACATACATCTTGATTGCGTCTTTCACTCCATCATTTTTTGAAATTGCGTTCATGGTTATTTTTAATGATGATGCAGTGTCTTCAAGTCGCGCAATCACGGACTCAAGTTCTTTGCGATCATCCACCGAGAACAAACCACTGCCGTCTGCAATCCGCAGTGTGGCGTTGTCAAACCACACATCTTTGGTGTTTCGCAGTCCGCTCAAGTCAGGATTAAACTTGGCGGTTGCAGTTGAGATGGTAGTGCCTTCGTATGCGGTGTGGAACACAATGCCTATCTTTGCGCCAGTGATGCGCTTGCCCAAATGACTGTTTGGCTCCACTGCGTAGGTAATAGTATTGGGCGTGAAGGTCAGCACGGACTTGCCGTCAATCTTGGTGCGGACAATAGTGCTGCTGTCAAACATGAGATCGCCTTGCAGAATGCCTGTGATGCCAAGTTTAGGCAAATACTTTAATGCAAGTTTGAGTTTCTCATTCAAACCCGGTGACGGGTGGTTTAGATCAATATCTGAATTCGTGAAGTTTAGTTTGGGTGTCACATTAAACACGCTCTTCGTGCCCACAAAGAACTTGCCACTAGACGGATCAATGCCACAAACGATGGCGGGTGCGCCATCCCATTTCACCGTGATTTCGTGACTGCTTGGAGCAGTGGCAGACAGTGAATCAGCAACACCACGCACAGCAGCAACAGCAGATTTGAATCCAGAGTAGCCGTTGTTGAGGATTTCGTCCTCAAGATGCTCCAAATGGACATTCTTGCCACCGGAGGCTTTTACTGCTTCTGTTAGGTGTTCCGTGAATCGTATCAAAGGTGTCCTCCGCTTCCGTATTTAGGAAACTTGGACGGGCTGCTCCGCACGATAAGTCTGTATTGCTTCCACCAAATCAGGCACATAGTCCATTGGATCAGCGGTGAACACCTGACAGCCACCGTCCTCCACGCCAATCAGAATGGCAATATTTCGCAATTCCTGCCCAGTGAGATCTTGCCACATGAGCGCATACGCGGTAGCCTGCATGAAGTAGTCTTGAATCGCGTCCTCGGATTTTGGGTAATTGGATGACTTGAAGTCGATGACAGACGGAACCCCATCGAATTCACCAATACAATCCGTCCGCCCCGCAAGACCCACCTTCTGTGACCACAGCGGCACTTCAATCGCGTAGATCGTCCCGATACGATCAATTTCTTGTTGCATCGACACAAATAAGTCCCTCTCTGTGGTTCCTTCCGACTCAGAGAGCGCAGTTGGCGTAAGATCGTTGCGGATATAGGTTTCGATGAGTGAATGTAGTTTTGTGCCACGGGATAGTACTCGTTTGGATTCTTCAGGATTGTCACGCCGCCACTTGGCAAAGAAAGCACGCTTCTTCCATCCTGTCACGGTGGTGACAGACGGAAAAAGACCAGCAGGAGTCTTGTATCTCCTGCTGCCGTTGATTTCTATGGTTTCAATTTGTTCGTCTAGTGTCACAAACGCATGATGAAAAGTTTTCATATTTACTCTTTGGGTTGTTCGTCCACAATCTCTGTGCCTTCAGGCAACCCGTTGGGCTGTGTTGGCTTTGGTGGGTTCACGGGAGTCTGATTGCGATTCTGCCAACGGGTGGCATCACGCCATTCAGGATTGTTCTGTTGATTTTGCTTGATCCAAGCAAGATAGTCTTTCATGTTTGTCATAGTGATCTCCTGTAAGTATGTAGGGTGTCAATCTGAATTTGAAGAATTGCCATCCAATATTTCGGCGTATTCAGAAATGAAATCTGTACACGCGCCTGTATATTTTGAGGCAGCACTTGAAAATTCGGAAAAGATTGTTTGTGTGAACGGGTGTGCGTTTCCAAGGCGCACCACTGCTGGCAACAAAATTGCGGTGGTGGCTTCTCGGATATACGAATACTTGGTGTCGAATCCTCGCTCACCTGATTGGCGAACAGACAGCGCAGACAGTGCTTCACGGAAAGGCTGTTGCTGTCGTTCTGACAGGCAGTCCAATGCCGATGTGGCAGAGCGAATCAGTGCTTGCACACACGCAGCAGAGGTGCTTTTAATATTGTGATCGCACTCTTCTTTGATAGACAAGAACTCGAATGGGGTGGTCTTCTTGCGAAGATCGTTCATCACGGCTCGGTACTCGTAGAACTCCATCTCTTCCCCGATTACCTTTACAATGTCTGTGTTGTGCATGGCATACGAGAGACTACAAATCCTGCTGAACATATCCCGTGAATTGAATGCTTCAGCGTACACCGATTGGTGTGAGTTGCCCCAACACTTGAACAGCGAATGCACTTTGGGCGTGTAGCGAGTTTCGGTGTGCTTGGCAGACACGCACAGCACTGTGGGAGAGAATCGCTCTGCGAGACTTTCCACCACAGCATTCACTAGTTTTGGAGTGGACGCATCCGATGCGCTGCACCACAGGGAGAGTGTGGACTGCGGATTAGAATACGAATACGAAACTGAAGCCAATCCTTCCAAGGATTTCACAGTAACCGATCCACCATTCTCGGTCTGTTCATGTTGTATCATGTATTATCTCTTTTTTCGAGGACGCAATCCAAATGTCAAACGCTTACGCAGAGAAAGTTTACGCTTTCGTTTGGCTTGTGATCGCTTGCCACGAGCCTTTCGCGCAGACCGTTTTGCAGTGAGTTTCATTTTACGCAACTGACCCGTAGCCCGTCTAACACAACTACGCGGTCCTTTCTTTTTGAAGCCGGGAGCGCACTTGAACAGTATCTTCTTGCGTCCTTTGCGAACCACAATCTTGCGCTTGGCAGCAACTTCGTTCAGCATCTCGGCTTCAATGTCAACCGATTCTTCAATCTCTTCGGAGTCATCGTCTTCAATACTAATCTCGGCTTCTTCCACCGCATCAAGAATGTAGATGACTCCATCTTTCTCTTCCCACTCTACTTCATTCTCGTCAAGGTAGTCTACCACATCTTCATAAGAAAGCGAGGGCATATCAAGAACAATTTGTTCTTCTGTGAGTTCAGCGTCAAACTCTTCAAAGACAATTCTTTGAAGTGAGCAGAATGCGTGATCACGGATATCCTTGAATGATTTCATATTTACTTTCTGATTTCAGTAATGGTTTCGCGTCCCACATCAAGCAAGTCTGCGCTTTCCCAAATCAGATCTGCGCCGCGATCAAGCAGCATACGGTTGCTCTTCTTTGAAATGATTTGTAGCCCTGTACCGGCAACTCGCAATTCTACTTCATTGGTTCCCACCATGTACACCACATTGCCCATGTAGCGAACTTTCTTTACCTTGGTGGATGTTTCTTTGCCGTCCTTGGAACCGTATATTTCAAATGTGGTGCCTTCAGGCTTCTTGTTCATGGTGGCGAGTAGATCTGCTGCGGTCTTCTCGTTTTTCTTGACTGCGTTGGCAGCACGGGCATCACGGGTGACTTGCTGTGCAAGCGATGCAACAGGCTTGCCCTTCTTGTCCACTTTGCGGTCTTTGTTGCCGCGCTGAAGCAGCGCACCGGCACCAAAGGTGTCTGCCTCATCACTAGCAATTGGCGGCTTCTTGAACTTGGCTTTGGCGGCTTCATTCAACGACTCCACGAGATTTTGTATACGCTTTGTTCCGAATTTGCTCATAGTCCATTCCTTCTGTGTCTTTGGTTTCTTCTCGGGAATTGTTTCACCGCCGCGAGTCTGACTCAACAGACCAACGCTCTTTTGGAAATTGTTTGAGAACGCAATAATGTCTTCAGGTGGCACAGGCTTGCCGCCCTTGGTGATGGTACGGGTCTTCATGGTGGTGTTTGCACCGCCACCGTTTGCAATATCAACAGCACACTGTGCTGCCCAACGGTGGTGCCCGTCAATCACATAACCATCAGAAACATAAATGGGTTCAAGCAGACGCGCTGCTGCCTTGGCGTATGTTTCGTCTTCCTGTGCGGCAAGCAGTGTTCCGTACATTCCTGCAATCTTCTCGCCCTTCAACTGTCCTTGAATGGGCTTCAGTGAAGTAACAGGCGCATCCTGCTCTGTGATTTCGTAGCCGTCATCCTCAAGAGCCTTGCGGAATTCCTTTTCCATGTTGATTTCGGCTTTCAGGTCTTCGGGAGTAACCTGATCAGGAGAAGTGTACCCCTTGCCTGCCATGAGAGCCTTGAATGCAGGGGAGTCAGTTTGATTGGGATCAACCTGTGAGGAGAACTGCGGCATACGGTCACGGGGAATGCCCTTGGACACGCCGCTCTTGGTCTTGGGATCAAAGCAGAAGCCCACATCAGCAAATGCTTTGGCACATAACTCAAAGTCGTATGCTGCTTCTCCACGCATAGCCGAAAGCGCAGCGTGGTTCAGTTCATCAATAAACATACGCTCTTTCTTCGGATCACCAAACACCGAGTCTTCGTTGGTTTTTGGTCCTGCAAACTTTTTGGCTTTGATGGCTGCTGCCACAATGTTAGCCTTGCGTGGATCGCGCTTGGTCTTGGCTGCTTCTGTTGCCTTGGGATCGGGCTTGAATTCTGAATCAAATTCCGTTGCAGGATTCTCTCGCGCCACTTCAGGATATTGTTCGGTGTCAGCGGCTACCTGCGCTTGTTCTGCACCTTTTTGGCTACCTTGCGGTTGTGCTTGACGCTGCGTATTAGCGGGAACCGCTTGCGCTTGGGGAGTTCCTGCTCCTCCTGCTGTGGGTTGGGCTGTGGGTTTTGCTCCTGCGACTGCGGTAGTTTTTGCATTCGTCTGTGCTGCTCCCTTCGGGTCTGGCTTCTTTTCGTAACCGTCCTGATCCAATTCAACTTTGCGTGAGATGTCTCCTGGCTGTGCTACTTGCCCTGCGGGAGCAGCCTTGCCAGCAAGCCATGCTTTGGCGTTGTCTTCCGAATCAAAGTATTCTGTTTTGCCTTCTTTGTTCTTGCCACCCCAACTACCACTGGCAGTCTGCCACGGCTCACCCACCTTGTGAGGAGTCTTCGCAGCGGGTTTGGTTCCCGCAGGTTTGGTTGGCTTGGTGGCAGTTTGCATTTCAAGAATGCTAGTGCGTAGGCTTTTGTAGGGTTCAATATCCATAGTACGCTCCGTAACTGCGCGTGATAGTGGTGATTTTGTTTATAAACGGAAGGGGAGGAGTTGGTGGTGTCACCACCGTACCCAACTCCTCCCCTGTTACCGCCGTGAAGCCAAAATCAAACTCTTCTTGCATGATTTATTTTATGCTAGTGTGTATCCACCAGCACTATAACCGATTACCGCAGTGAATCCACCGTTAATGACTCCTCTGCCTTGGAACCGTTCAAATGTGGTTCCTGCAACTCCCAATGTTCCGCGAGTCATTCCCACGGTCTGTATATTCAAGGCAGTTCCAACAGGATACACAATACCAATTGCCGGACTTACTGTGACTTCGGATCTTCCACCAGCAGCCGCTGATGTGGTTCCAGTAATCGCCATTTCGTAAAAAGCAGCACCAATTACAACAAGATCGTTGTTCGATGCACTGAATGCACCGTTGATTTGGAACGTAGTTCCCGTGACTGTGGTCGCAGATGCCAGCGTAAGACCTGTGAACATGGTTGCCTGATAGTCCGCACCACTGCGGACAAACTTCTTCATGTAGATACCAACGGTCTGCCCTTCAATGGCTCCAAGAGCAATATTGGCTATCATTGTTTCGCCACGAGGATTCTGCAATGCAGCCTCGGTTCCCGAAAGCAAAGACGGGGTAATGCTACCAAACGGAGGGAAACCCGAACCGGTGGTGATACCAGTGATGCCAAAGCCTAGTTTTTTGGCGTACTTTTCAATCATTAGCGCACCAGTGCGCCCTGCTGCACCCGAAAGTCCGTGTGCGCCGAAAAGATGGGCTAGTTGATTGCCGAGTTTGTTCGCTTTTGCGAGTTCTACTGAGTCTGCGGTGAATGCCATAAGAGTTCTCCTTTTAGTGATTTTGGCTGTCAGCATTATTTAGTAATGCCAGCGTGTCGCCGTGAACAGACTTCAACATTCAAAAATTACCGCCACTTGTTGTTGTCTTTAGACCGATTGGTTGCCCGAGACACAAGGCGAATGTTCTTCTTGCCGTTGTTCAGCGCGTTGCCGTCCTTGTGATCAATCTCGCGCCCGTCCGTGCTTTTTCCTTCGCGCCCCATCTTGCGAAGAATACGCTTGCGCGATGTTTTCTTTTTCATGGCTTTGCGCTGCTTGGGCGTGGGGTTGTCGCCGCCGTACATCTTGGCGTACTCAGCCTTGTAGTCACGGGCTTCTATTAGTTTGGCTGTGGTGACGGTGCGCTTGTCGGAGAGTGAACCGCGACCGTGAACTTCGGTGTTGGCAATCTTGTATCCGTACTGCTTGCCGAACCGCCGCATCATGGCACTGTACACCGCATCGCGCTTGCCTTCGGAGGTCTTGGATATCATGTCAAACTGTTTAGGCAATTGCTCAAATGTTTCGGTGTGCCACTTTAGGAACATCTGCACCGCTGCCACGACTGTAGCCAGTATGCGATACGGCTTTCCTGCGTGTGTGAGTTCGTGTGAGCCATCCAAAGTGAAATTGATTTCCCACCCTTGGTTAATCTTCGTGATGTCAATGTTCAAGTACTCACCGTTTTCAGTCTGTGCCTGATAGGTGACTTCAATGGTTGTAATACCGTAGCCAATGCGTTTCATTTCGCGCACAGGAAACGGACGGTCGAAGGTTTCGGTAAGATATGAGCGGAAGTCTATCATTGCATATCCTTGAATGGATCATGCGATTTGTCAAACCACACAATTGC